AGTGGGGTGATGTCGCTATTGTGGGTATTTTACTTGGTACTCTCAGAGGGAATGACACCACATCAATGTTCGTGTGTTTTGACAAACCCTATATCAATACACTTTTTTCTAAATGCGAAAACTTAGATAAACGTGATCCAGCGATATCACCACTGTTGTATCAATCTCTTTCAGAGTCGAGATTGGTGTCTGATAGTGGTTATCCTATCGAAGATTTTGAGATACATCCAACACATTTTAAGAGTTGTGTGTCAAATTTATTGGAGCCTGATAATCCGTCGTTATGTGTTTTTGGTGGTTTTCGAGATAACTTCATTAGTCCTACGAAAACTAATTACGATCTTACTAATTTTTCTCCATTCTTAGACAATCAATTGCCGCATGACGTATTGGGTGATTTGAAGAATAAGTACTTACCCACTCAGGTTCCCAAATCCAATATTAGTATAGTACATCATCGAGCTATCGCCACTATGTTATCCCACTTTGGAGAAGGTGTTCCCCCAGATATTTTGAACAAAGCGAGTTCTTCATATATCAGTGAGGTTATTGGTACTATTCCGAAGACCGAGAATTTGTGCTTTTTTAAGACGTACTCCATTATGGATGCTGTTAATGGAGTCCCTGGTCATTTTCCCGCGTTAAACTTTAATACTGGAGGAGGATTTGGGTATTCTGGCAAGAAGAGTCAATTTTTTACCACTGTCGTTGCAGGTGAAAATGATTCTTATGGGTACGAATGCGGAGTTATATATCGGGTTCCTTGTAAGAAGTTATTGGATGATATTGAAAAGTATGATAAGTGTTTGCGAGATGGTGTTGATCCTTGCCCAATATTCACCTCGCATGTTAAAGATGAAATTAGGTCCGCAGATAAGGTTCGCGATAATAAAATACGTGTGATGAATGGTTCTCCGTTACCTTATACTATACTTATGCGGCGTTATTTAATGGGTATGATATCATTTTTTCTCAAATATCAACTTGAAACGGAATGTGCAGTCGGAATGAACTGTGAGTCTTCGCAATGGCATGATTGTGCGTCCCATTTACAAGAATACGGAGATATGCTCCGCTTTTTAGATGGTGATTATGTGGATTTTGATAAGAATCAAAAAAGTGGTGTCTCTGTTGCAGCGGGGCACTGTATGTATGCTTTTGTTTTACATGCACATTCAGTTAATGGTCTGTGGGATCGATCAGAACTTCGTGCTGCACGTGTGTTGTGTTCATCTTTATGTTTTCCTTTTGTTGACTTTTTTGGTAGTCTTATTAGGGTTAGTGGAACGAATCCTAGTGGCCATTCTTTAACCACTCAGAAAAATTGTATTGTTAACAGTTTATATACGCGATGTGTTTTTTATACTATTAGGCCCTCTTCCTTATATTCTAATTTTAAAGATTATATTAGACAGGTCAACTATGGAGACGATGTTGTTATGGGTGTGAAATCAATTTGCACTTGGTTTAATCATCGGAGTATTAGAGATACATTGTTAATGTGGCAAATACCTTATACTCGTGCTGACAAGAGTGAAATTACTGATGATTTAATATACACTCCCTTTAATGAGCTCCAGTTTCTGAAAAGGAAATGGGTAATGTGTCCTGAAATTAAGAAATATTTGGCACCTATTGACCCTCAGAGCGTTGTTCGGGGTCTGCACTATTATGAGAGAGGTTCATTAAGTTGTTCTCAACATCATGCTGTTATTATATTTGCTATGTCCCAACTTGCTTTATCGTATGGGCGTAATGGATACAATTCTGTAGTTCAATTGTTGACAGTGATTCGTGATCGTGAGTATTCTTTGGGGAATATAGACATGGCTAATGTTTCTTTTTTGACTTACGATGATTTTATTGTAAGGTTTAATGAGAACTCCAAAACATATATACCAACACATTTAGAAGGGTCTTTTAACGAGTACGGAAATGAATAGATAACTTAACCTCGACTTTTTAAATGTTTATGTTTTTTCGGGTATTTTACCCACCTTTATATAGGCTTTAACACTATCCTTGGCATGCACATTCGTCAAAAGTATTGTTTGTATTATACAGTTACTTAGTATTCTATACCGATTATGGATATGAGAGGGTATTATGCAGCGCGGCTTAGTTGCTATTTATGTTTTGCGCACATATCGGGACCATCCAACTCAAATAGGTCATAGAGATTGGATATATTGACCTGCCGAAAATCAAAATATAATTTCTTTTGTTGACTCGCAAGAGGGCGAGTCAACTTCCATTGGAACTACGGTTCCAGTGACCACATCGACTGATCCAACAGCTAACTTTAACGATTGGTTCTCCCGTCCGATAAGGACGCGAGTTTATACATGGACAGAGAATGGGACGTTATCACAGACGTTCAACCCTTGGTATGATTACTTTAGTAATGCGGAGGTTTACGCTAAACTGAAGGGTTTTTCTCGTTTAAATTGTAAGTTACATGTTAAATTGGTCGTTAATTCCTCTCCATTTCTGTATTCCTTAGGCATTATGTCATATCGTCCTTTGGCTGGTGGGACAACATCTATAGGTGTTACTCCAGCTTTTTCTGGAGGTAATTGTGATTTTGCTGCTAATACAGATCAATCACTGATGGTCAAAACACAGTATCCCCATGTGTTTTTTAAACCTCAAAAGTTTGAAGGGTGTGAGATGGAGCTTCCTTTCATATATCCTTCACCTTGGTTAAACCTTAAAGATTCAAATCTTGATAGTTTGAAGGTTATGG